TATTTGCGATGACGGAGTTAATGCTTACTGGGTAACTAATAAAACACAAGGTGGCAATCAACGTCTTACTATGTTTAAGAAGCCATTAAGTGGTGACTCAACTACTGGTTCATCTAATCCATCTGCATCTGGTGATGTTACTCAAATGTTCCAAAGTAGTAACATTGAAATTCAATATGCAACTATGGAGTTTATTAAAGACCGTATTGTTTTGTGTGTAAACAATTCTGTTTATGAATTAACTACTACAGCAACTGCATTACCTACAGCCATATTTACTAATCAAAATACTAACTATCATTATACAAGTGTTGCTGCTTCTGGTCCTGCTATTTATACTGCTGGACATTCTGGTATTTATTCTACTATTCAAAAATATACATTAAATACTAGCGGTGCAATGCCTACGCTTACATCTGCCGTAGTTGCAGCAGAACTACCTGCTGGTGAAATTGTAGAAAAGTTGTACTACTACCTTGGCTATATGTGCATTGGAACTAATAAAGGTGTCCGAATTGCAAGTGTCAATGACCAAGATGGTTCACTTAATTACGGTCCACTTATTGTTGAAACATCACAACCAGTTTATGATTTTGCTGGTAGAGATAGATTTATTTGGGCAGCAGGTGGCATAGGTGCTTTAGATGGTGGACTTATTCGTATTGATTTAGGAACAGAAATAGAATCATTGCGTTTTGCATACGCAAATGATTTACAGATACAACAAAGCACAGAACATTACACAACAGGTGTAGCATTTTTAGGTGTTACTAATCGTCTTGCATTTACTACAGCCTATAATGTAACAAGTGGTGCAATTTATTTAGAATCACCTACAGAATTAGTAACTAGTGGTTACTTAACTACTGGTTATATTAGATACAACACATTAGAACACAAACACTTTAAGCGTCTTGTTGGATTAGGTTTATTTAATTATGGCTCTATGAGCCTGCAAACAGTTGATTTTGATGGCAACGTTTATGATGTTAACTCATACGATGCCGCTATTGGTAATCCTGAATCTACAATTACACAACCAACTGGTCCACAAGATGCAATTGCTTTGCGATTTGTGTTATTTCGTGATGCAACAGACGCTACTAAAGGTCCTGAATTTAAGGGCTATCAACTTAAAGCATTACCTGCTAACCCACGTAACAGAATTATCAAAGCACCTTTGTTTAACTTTGATATTGAAACAGACAAGTACAACACAACTATAGGCTACGAAGGCAGAGCCTTCGATAGACTGGCAGCACTAGAAACGGCTGAGAGCAATGGAGACATTGTGTCTTGGCAAGACTTCCGCACGGGAGAAACTCAACAAGTACTTATTGAACAAGTACTGTTTAGCACTGCAACTCCCCCCGATAAGAAACTTACTGGCTTCGGCGGTTTGATTTCTCTAACCATTAGAACGGTATAACACTATGACGCTAGACCTTAACAACGTCTCTATGATGGCTACTGCTATCTCTGGTTATTTATTTGTAATTCTCACAGCAGGAGCATGGTTTCGCTGGTGGTTTAGACACCATGTTAAAGAGATACTTGCAGAATTAAAACCTAATGGTGGTGGTTCAATTAAAGACCAAGTTAATCGTTTAGAACATCGCGTTGATGACATATACAAAATTCTTTGTGAGAAACAATAATGGGATTTACAACTATATTACCCGAGCCAATGTGGGACCCAGTAACACCTAACATTGACCTTGAAGAATGGGAAGATGACGATGAGTAAAGCAACACCTGCTGCTATAGCAGTACTACGTCAAGCAACAGCCTTGCGCCCTAAGCGCAAAAAGGCTAGCGATGGATTGCTACCATCAGCAGCGCATATGAAGCAGAGTCCTAACTCTGACCACAACACAGGATTGGCCGTTGATTTAACGCATGACCCTGAGAATGGGATTGACTGTGATTACATTTTTGAAAACCTTAAAGGCGATAAGCGTGTTAAATATCTTATCTTTAAGGGCAAGATATGGTCTGAAGAAAAGGCTGAACAAGGAAACAGACAGTACACTGGGAGTAACCCTCATAATAAGCATCTACATATTTCTATTGTTGATAATTGTAGCAACGATGTTTCTCCCTGGTTCCCATTCCTAGATAAACCTAAGTTTAAAACTGCTGACCAAGCCAGATTAGCAGTGTCAAAGATTAAACCACTACCAAAGAAAAAGGAAGACAGATGAAATTTAAATTAACAGAGAAGCACAAAAAGGCTATCAAGTCTTACTTTCATGCAGTAGCAGCATCTGCCATTGTTATGGGTGTAGCACTTCTTAGTGAAATAGAACCACATTATGCTGTTCTTATTGGTGCAATTGCTGGTCCAGCAATCAAATGGGCTGATAAGCATGACAAAGATTTTGGTCGCGGCTCTCAGGAGTAGCCCATACCAGCCTTCTAAGGCTGTTTTAAGACTAGAAGCCCCCGCTCAGGTACATTAACCTACCTGGCGGGGGTCTTTTTCTGTTTTAATTGTAGTCTAAGTGTAACTGGCGTGGGATTATATTAAGTTTTTGACGTAACTTTTTACGCTGGAACTCTGTTGTATTGCCCCAATATCCTAGTACCTCATGGTTAAGGGCATAGTCTAGGCATTGGTCTACTACGATACAGTTGCTACATATCCTACGTAGCATTTTTATATCTGTGTACGTACTAGTTCTTTCGACTGTAAAGAAAGCCTCTGAGTCTGTGTCTGCACAGTTAGCCTCTTCTCGAAATGTATACATTATCCTCCAGTTGAATAGAAACCTGAGCCTTTAAACTTCACGGCTGGTGGTGAGGACCATACTTTAGTCATCACCATTTGACAACACGTAGGTTCACGGTCGTCTCCGAACTCACGATATACTTCTTGAGTCATGTTGCACAAGTCGCATTTGTAATCATAGTTTGGCATTGTTATATCCTATGCATATCCTGACATATGTGACCATAATGTTTATCACAATCACAGAAGTCGTATGTTGATTGTAGTTCGCCTTCTTCATCTACCATATCTAGTTCTTTGTATATAGCATCTATGTGCCTACCTTGGTCTTCGACCATGGAGGCTAGCAATTGCACCATTTGTCCCAGTTCTTTTAATCTTTGGTCAGACACAATCATCTCCATCTATCTCAGTGGGTGCAGTTGTAATTGTCCCACACTCTACACATACTTGTGCTAAATCATACCAGCCAACTGCTCTGGTTTCTTCATCCCACATAACCGTAACCTTAAACATTTTGCATCCACAAATGCAAGCAAAGGTTGGTTCACCTCTAAGGTCGTTCACTCTTGCCATTCCAGTACAACTTATAGTACTCAACATCAAGTGCAAAGCGTTTCATATGTTTGACCAATGCACCAGTGTGTGTGTACAAAGGCACACCTGCCTTGTGCATCATGCGGAAGAAGTTAATATCTTCTGATACAAACTGCTCGCCAACTCCAGTCTCATTAAAGTATGGCTTATTGCCGTGCACCTTGCGCATCTCTGTTACTGCGTTGCGATGCATAAGTACAAAACCAAAGCCTGCTGACCCAACTTTAATAAGCGCATTAACTGGTAGTGGATGTAGGTATTGAATTTTATAATCATCTTCAGTCCAATTAAATACAGCAGGATACGGAGACATAAGCGAGCCTTCATTTTCTTTAGAGATAAAGTAAACACCTGTAACTACTGGTCTTTCTTTTGGATTTGCTACACCCCATACTAGTTGAAGTGCTTCTTCTGTTAGTACTATGTCGCTATCTACCCAGAGAATCCAATCAAAGTCTGTCTTGTCATACCAGAAGTCCAACGCCTGTTGGCGTTGTCTTCCAATCTGATTACCCTGTACACGCATGGCTGACTTGATAGGTAACTTAGAAGTAAGTGCTGCATACACCACACTTTCAGTAAACTTGCCATCGGTAGAGCCACCATCACACCAGCATAGGATTATCTGGTCATTCGGTTCCGCTTTCGGTCTGCTCGACATCTGTTGGTTCTGGTACAACGGTGTCTTCTTTGTTGTCTTGGTCATGGTATGGCTTCCACCCTCCTAGGTTTTTAACTAATGAGTTAAGTGCACGCTGCACCTTCATACGTGCACCATCTGGCGTGCTATCCATATCTTTAGATAGCATTGTCCAGTCTGGTGAGTCTACGCTAAAGCGTAGGCGTAGTACATTTTGTTTTTGTTCTGATAATTTATAAAAGGCAGATGCTATATCTGAGCGCAATGACAACCAGTTGTTGCCATCCGCTGCTGCACCACTACCAAACTTAGCGTTGAGGTCTTGAATCTTTGTAGGGATTTCGTATGTTTCCCCAATGATTGAAGGCAAGAATGCTTCTACTACTGACACATCATAGTAGTACAAATCGGACATATCGTACCCGACTTTCTTTGCCTTCTCTCTTTCACAGTATGTAATTGCTGCATTACGCAGCGACTTGGCAATTAATTTGTCGCGGTCTTTTTGTGGTAGTGCAGACCATTCTTTGTACTTACGGGGGTGACCGACAAACCACACCCACAACTCCTGACCTATGTCATCACGTTCTAACATACCATAACGCTTTGAATATTCAGATGAGAGTTGCTGTACTAAATCGTTGTACTCTTCAATGTAATTCATTAGGGGATAATGACCTCGCCATTTACAATTGGTACTGCAAATGGTGTGACCTTGCGATTATGTTCTACAAGAATACCCATACCTGTCTGCCAGTTGGCAGAGCCTGATGTGAGGTAAGACGCCTGTTTAATATCCATCATGTGACCCACCTCTAACCCGTATAAAGTACTGGTTTTTCCGTAAAATCCTGTGGTCTCATGTTGTAAACCCACGCGATGCGTGTGTCCACATACTACTGATTTACCTAAGCGTTTGGCTAAATTCAATGCAGTGGCTCCTGGTGCACGGTTAAGTGCGCCTTCATCACCGTGTGCCATTACCCAACCAGGTAACAACTCGTGCATTTTATGTAAGTAATTAATTTTTAACTTGCTATAGCCTAGTAGTTCCTCAATCTCTAATGACTTAAGTGACATAAAGGCTGGCGCATACTTGCGCATGTATGTATCTATGCGGTCAGTATGGTTACTACGTTGAATGTAAAATGGCTTGTTACCCAGAGCCTTGCGGTAACGAGCCATTATGTCGTGCGTTAAATCAATACTATCTTGTAGGGTCTCAGCATATTCTCCTGCCATACCTTTGTTCCAACGGCTAGGTTCTGGTGCGTCTAGTTCATCACCTACACACCATAGTTCGTCTGGTTTGTAATCAGCAATGAACTCTATGGTTGCATCTACCGCTTTATTATTTTGATATGGTATCTGTAAATCGCTTAATACGACTACTCTTTTCACATCTATTCTCCATTCGGGATACCTTCCCACTGTCCACGCTGGACTAGCAACCCGATTATGGCATAGTTTGCAAGGTCAATCAGTGTATCTTCAATACTTTCGTAGTTCGGCGTGTCGCCTGTATCTACTAGGTTGTTAAGGCGTGCAAGTTTGTCATACATGCGCACACGAAGTCCATTCATTGGTCCGCCTGGTGCTCCCGATATGTTCATAGGACCATAGTCGGCATGCTTCTTAAGCATGATGGTGTGCAAATGTAAAAAGATTGCTTGTAGGTCATCAGGATTCTTCATCTAATATCTCCTTCATGTGGTCATCAAAGTTAACCATGGCTTCTTTGATTGAGAACTCTTCCCATACTTCATTTGCCTTGCCAAACTTACTGGCTACTAGGATAGCAGCCAATGCTGTAGTACACATCTTGGCATCTTCTAAATCACCTTTTACAAGGGTGTCATAAATGTCATGCAATGCTCCTACTACATCAAGCAATCTGTCTTCTGATACTGGAATACCAATAGCAAAATCTAAATGTTCAACGTGTTCCCAAAACGTATGGTCAAGCGGGGGTAATGCATTCTCTGATTCGTTCATCTAGCCACTCACTTCCTTGTTTAATCATCATACTGTTGACGTCTTCGCCGTCAGGCATGCTGATGATGTTAACATTACCTAACTCCCTGCTGATTTTCTTACCAAACTCTAGCCCTGCTGAGTCACCATCTGCTAGCACAATCACTACATCAAAGTCGTCAAGTATCTTGGCATAGTGTGGCTTCCAGTTGTTAGCCCCAGGTATACCAATAGTGGGATGAGTTGTTTTAACACTCATCATAATGCAATCGAACTCACCTTCGGTGACACAAATGTATTTGTCTGCAACAAAACATGCTTGCGTATTAAACATGGTTGTCTTAGCACCAACCAAACCCATGTACTTGGGGTCTTCACTATGCATACCACGGAATCTAATATCAACTACACCTGACGGTGTAATGTATGGGATAGCAAGTCTACCTCTGTATGGCTCATGTCCTGGAAGCGGTTCGTCTACCACCCCCAGATGAAAGATGTTTGCCTCTTCTACCGAGAGTTGACGGCTTGCCAGATATTCCTCTGCGAGATTTATCTTGGCTGCGTATCTCTGTGTTGCCTGAAGTAAGAACTGACGCTGCGAACTTGAGAGCCTCACGATAATCACCACCTTCTTTGTACATAATTAGGGAATAAGTATCGCCCTTAACTCCACAGCCGTGGCAGATAAAGGCGTTCTTATCAAAGTTTACTGCTGCTGATGCATGTGAATCTATATGAAACGGACACTTCATTTTGCGCCAACCGCTGCCCATTGCAGGCACGGTGGCGCCTATGTAGTGGAGGTACTCACCAATATCAGGCTTGTCCCTTTCCAATTGCTCTCCTTAATAAATCTACATATACATAGCCAGGCATGGTGCAGTACCAATCTTCGGGGCTTCCCCTACCCTTACGTTTGTGCCACACCACGCCTGTCCATGCGTTGTCGTTAGCCATCTCGACTATCAACTCTTCTGTCCACCCTGCCAAGTCCATCTTGGCGTGGTTTTTTATCTCTATAGTAACTCCAGGTATACCTGAGATGTCACCTTTGTCTAAGGTTGCACCAGCCAAGCGTCTGTCTACATAAGGGAACCATTGCTTGAGGTATTTAACTACATCTCGCTCTGCTCCTGAGCCTTTCGCTTTGGCTGCGCTACTCATACCGTCATCTCCACCTGTCTGTAGTCTCTGACTACATCTTCAAGATACATAGATGCTGGGTCAAATGATAGTGATACATATGTGTTACCAGTAAAGTCTGCTTTACCATAACGATTCTTAACAGGGGCTACGCATAGGTATGCGTCTGGTCCCTGCATCATCTGTCCTACCGTCAACACCATAGCAGGTACTTGACTAACCATACCTTGCAACGCTGAGCGTGGCTGACATGGGAAACCTTGAGCACCTTCTTTAGTATGGTGTAACACTAGTACACATGCATTGGTATCTCTTGCAAGATACTTGAGTTCCTTCATGACTTGTCGCATGGCAGCAAACTCTTCGCCACCATCAACAGCAATGTCCATAAGGTTATCTACTACGATAAGCGTAGGACTTCTACCCCACATAGTTTCAAATGCAGATACTTCTGCATCTAAATCGTTAAGGGTTGGGCTGGGTTCAAACGACCAGTACAAATTAGAGAACTCACGTAAGAGTTCTTCTGCTTTCGCTGGCTCTGTCTTAAGCATATGTTCTGCATGCGCTTGACTTATCTTTGCTTTCATAGCAAGTAAACGCATAGCCATAGTGTGTGCATTAGTATCAGCAGAGAAGTATAAGGTTGGTTGTTTTAGTCTTGCTGCGATATGTAATGCAATAGATGACTTACCTGCGCCAGGAGTACCAGCAATTACTGATACTTCTGCACGGCGTAGGATAATGCCTTCCCGTTGGAACGCCTGAAAGGGAGCAGGTAATGGTTCTCCTCCTACCTCTGGCTTACCAATACTACGGCGTAATGTTTTCATTATGCCTTAGTCTGGTCAGGTACGAATGAGTTCCACTCTGCTTGGTTCTGCTTGATATACTGAGTTGTACACTTAGTTGGGTCGCCTTGCTTAGCAGGGCAGAAGTAACCCTTGTACGGACCAAACTTACCTGTTAGTCCATGGATGCGTGTCATTGTACCGTGAGGGCAAGCACGTGAACCTGCACCCATCATTGGTGCAACTGGTGCGTCAAATGAATCCACAACTGTGCCACCAAATGCTGTTGCAATTGTTGCTACTTGTGGGTTAGGTGGTACTGCTGCATTAGATGTTGCAATACTACGGATGGCTGCTTCTAATTCTTGTGTTGCTGATGTAAGAGAAGCAATAGACAACGCAACACGTTGGTCTAGTTCTTCTGCTGTATCTGCACGTAAAGTAACAAGAGAACCTGCAATTGATTTAACTGTGATACTGATAGGTGCTTCGGCATTAGCCATTTATTCTCCTTGAATAGGTGTTACTAGGGATTTTTTTGTATCTCTAAAGGTACGAACTTTCATTGCTAACTCTATACCTTTCCAGCCTTGTTTGATGTCAACAAAATGTAGTTCACATTTACCACTGCCTGCTGGCAGGTGGACAATGATTCCTTTTTCTTGGTTGACACCACCCCAAGAACCACGGGTTGCCGTGGCGGGGTCATACGGCAAGCCGTGTGCATACACTGCTAACTGCATGGCAATCTTATTTGGGTAGGCAATACTACCAGTCTTTAAGTCAGAGATGTACAACTCACCGTTGTATTCAACTACACGGTCAGGTGTACCCGCAATCTTGTACTTGTCTAGCACGCAGAACTGTTCAATGAATACATTCTTAAACTTTTTTGTTGCATCTGCATATGCTTGTATGTCTGCTACATACTCATCGGGTATTACTCCGAGGTCTTCACCTCGGTCATACTTTTCTGTCAGTGTATGTATGGCAGTACCAATGTTAGCCTGTGCTGTAGCACCTGCTGCTTCCATTGCATCTTCAACCAACTTGTCCATCTCTAACTTGTTATCTCTATTTGCTGATGCTGCTAACAATAAGTCAGAGCGCAGTGTTAATCCTGCTGCAGCCATGCGTAACTTCCATGCTACCAATGCAGTGCCATCATCTAATGAACCAGCAACTGTAGTAGTACGTGTGTATGCAACTGGCTTACCACCTTTAGGTGGAACAACCATAGGTCTACCGTAACGGTCTCTTGGAACTTCTACTTCTGACATACTTCTCCCTTGTTAATAGGTCGGGGAGCAGGAACAAGGAGAGAACCGAAACCCTGCCACCCCAACCCACTCATCTTAGCATAGGTGACGGCTATGCGTTGATGTCATTGCCGCAATGCGGACAAAGTTTTTCTTTTTTCTTATACACTTCATGTATTACTTGGTCTTTGTAATCTTGATGCACATATATCTTGCATCTATTACGTGTTTTAATAGTGCGAACTATAGCACCTGACTGATGTAGTACTGACAATATACCGCTAGCAGTACCATGGTGCCAACCTTGTGAGTCGGCTAGTTCTTTCCACGTAGCACCAGATAAACCTGATAGTTTTAAATGTGCTAACGCTAGTATCTGGTGATTCTTTTCTCGACCAGACTTAATGTTATCTACAGCACGAGCCTGAGATGTATCAGTGCCTGACCATCCAGCCGTACCTTTATATGGTCTATAAGGTACGTACTCTGCCATTAGTAATCTTCTTCTACATCTAGTACTTCTACTTGGTCAACATCAATGTCGCCATCATAGAAGTCAACTGTTACATTGTCTGTAAAGATAACCTCTGCATCATCAGCATCTTCTGCATCTACGCTGAAGGTACCAGTGATTGTGTATGTAGCACGATACTTTGTTGTAAGTCTGTTGGTACCGATGGTTGTGAGTAACTCATTGACGTCTTCTTTACTTGCCGTAAACTCACCGTTATCCCATTGACCTTCACTAAAGAAGTCACGGACAGCGTTCTTAATGTCAATGATTGTTTTGCGTTGCTCATTGTTGGTTTCATCTTGAGCCTTTGCTCTCTCAATAAAGCGTAGAACTTCGGTCTCAGTATAAACTACTGATGCACCTATTTCATTGTTGATTGTGATTGTGTTCATTTGTTCCTCTCGTTGTTTGGATGAGCAGTTTAACCACTTACTCAGGTGCATCCGCGCTATCGCTACAGGGGTAGTATGCATACGGAATTATACTGTAAGTAGAGACAATGCTTTGGTCTTAACCTTGTCATTGCGTCCACTAAGGGTGGCGGCTGCCAATCGTTCAGCGCCGCCTGTTGCATAGTGGTCAGCAAACTCTACAACTGCATGCCATGCACCAAAGGCTGTGCCTCTGATGTTCTCTTGTGTTTCTGATTCACTATAGATAGCCCACGCTTTAGCGCGTGCATCTTTAGCAATTGTCTGTTGCTTGCGTTCACCACGTGATAGCAATGTGTATGGCGTATCTTCTATCTTGGTAGGCAATGCCCATACTTTCTTAAAGAAGTTTACTGCTTGTTCACGTGAGAAGTCAATGTCAAGTAAGCGATTGGCTGTCAACTCGTAGTCATCTATAGCCTGATATGTCAGGTTAGTAATGTTACGGATGTCAGCAATAGATAACTCTTGATTAGTGCTGTGTGTCATGCGGTATGTGTACTCATTATATTTGCGATTTTGTAGGTTGCTAATCAAACCGTTGACTTGATTAGCACAGAACAAACGTTCAATGATTGGCTTGATAACAACAGATGATGAGCCATCATGTGATGTCTTAACTAATAAGAATGCAGCGTGTGGGTCATTGGCTACCGAGATACCACGAGGTAACTCAAGTACCATCCAGATGTTAGAGCCACCATTGAACTCACCTGCTGCTGCATAGCGTGCATCACCTGCATCTACCAGTGTATCTAATGCGTTAAAGACTTCCATGTTTTGTACTACCTTGTACTTAGTACCAACAATACCAATGACTGAGTTGTTATCCTCACGGATAATAGCCTGCTTCTTTGGTACATCTATGTATGTGGCTGGTGTTACACCATGCTCGTCAATAGATAGTGGTGTACTTACTGCTTGTAGTTCACCTGTGCGTACAGTCCAGTTAAGTCCTGCTTGTGTGGCTGCACTTGCAGCAGAGGTAGCCTCTACTGCAGTGCCACCACGTACCCATGCTGAACGGTGTTTACTTGCTACTGTCATTTGATTCTCCAAAGATTCCTGCTGTTACACGTGGATGTAGTTCTTGACGCATGCTATTGAATGCATCAACGGGCCAGTTAGTTTGAAACACTCGGCTTAATAATGTTGCTAATGGATAGCCTTGTGCTGCTACTGGTCGTAGTACTTCGTTTGCTTTACCATCTTCATGCTTCTCATAGTATGTAAGAGCAAGCAATGTAGTAGGTGCAGCACTGTATTTATGAGGTGCACTATCTGCTAAGAACTTAAAGAAAGATGTAGCCTTATCTTCTTTAGGATTCATAAACCCCATTGTGTAGTCACGTACTTGTATATCTTTGAGTGCTAATATAACAGCGGCTGTTGTTAAAGCCAGGGTATCTTCATCCATGTCTTTAGCCAACTCAAAGTTATCATAGAATTCTTCTACTAATTTGGCTGCGCTTTGTTGTTCAGGTGTACCAATTTGAAACTGTCCGTGTTCATCTTGAGTAGACAGTTCTTTGATTTCTTCTATTTTTGCTTTGATTATATTTTTATTCATTTGTTTTCTCCTTGTTTAGTGTTGTATATATCCATGCCCATGTTGCTCGAAGGTTATCTTTTGGCAGCATGTTTGTTACCGTTTCTCTTGCTTCATCATCATCTGTTGCGTATACGTGGAAGACCATGCACACGTCATAGACTTTAATACCAGCCATGTTTCCTCCAATGGGACCATGCAACTGACGGCTTGTCATACCGATGAACGATATACTCCAGCCCCCGCGCAACTTGTTGCGGGGCTGGGGTACCAGGCTTGGTGTTAAGTACTTGTGCTATGCCATAGGCTGTTGACTCAGGGTTATCCGCATCATGTCTCCATGCTGACTCTTTACCCCATAGTTTCATCAGTGCTTTGTGTTCGCTGCGGTTCCACTCAGGGAACCACATCTTCATGTATGAAATGGCGTACATCTTGGCAGCGTACGGTGTCCATATTTTTGGTAGTTTTTGTTCGTTATAACATAGGTCGTTAACATGTTGCGAGTAGTATTTAAATGGCAGACCTAACAGTGTTGTTGCTGTTAGCATCATAGTGCCACCGATAGCCAACCATTTTCTTATTTGCTTCATGACTATCTCCTAGTCTTCGTCTCCATACATACGGTCAGGCTCAGTGCATGTGCACTGACTCATGTGTTCATTGCAATCAGCACACTCGTCATCTTTACCTAGTGCTATGTCGTCATCTAGTTGCGGCTCAGTCATTTGTATACCTCCTTACCAACTTGCTTGATACTCAAACATAGCGTCATCAACGCTTTGTTCTAGTGCTGTGTTCAGTTTTTCAATGGTATCTTTGATGTCTTCCCAGTACCATTCGTCTATTGCGTCACTACCAAAAAAGAATCCTGATGTTGGTGGTAGTAGTTCCATTGCTGTTTCTACTGTGCCTTCATCTAATACTTTTTGGCAGTCGTCTCGCAATTGAACAAGGTCTTGCTTGGTTAGATGTATGGGAGTGCAGTCGTCTTCTGCCCCACTGTTATTGATAATCCACCCGTGGATTGCATTAGCCTTACGCCAGTATGCAACCTCATGTACTTGCTTCTCATACAGATACATGTCTAATCCCATGTTACTCTCCTTGTTTTACTACTTCAATAGATACTGTCTTAATGAATGGCTTGGTCATGTTAACCCAGTCCACTCCATACTCATCAGCCAATCGTTCCCATGCTGCTGCTTCTATATCACGCTGGTCTGGGCTGAACTCTGTCTCGATAGTAGTGACCATGATGAAATGGTCTGCTGCAAATAGCACATCAGTTGTAATTAGGTTTGTCATTAGAATGGTACCTCCACATGGTTCTCGCATGACTTGCGCCATGCTCGTAATCTACGGCGTAGATATCTGTTTTCTTCTATTAGTTTTGCGTTGGCATATGTCAGTATAAATAGCATCACTAGACTAGCACCTAACGCTATAGTTATACCAATGATTGTTGGTGTATCTAAATACATGTTGCTCCCTTGTCAGTTATAAAAAAGTTGTGGACTTGTAGTTATCCGCTGAGGCTACGGTTACTGCCGAAGCGCAGCGAGGCAGGGAGCAGGGGCTCCCTACCTCTGTGCTGTCACGCTTCTACTGCGTGCACCTCTAGTTGAGCATATGGTGCTCGGCGGTCACTCTCGTTGACGTTTGGACGGCGGTCAAACTTAGTGACTAGTCTGCCTGTGACTGTGATTGGCTTGGTTAATTCTGTGCCAGCCTTTGCTTCACCTAGAATCTCTGAGATTACTGTGTCATCTAGTGCAATTATGTTCATACCTACAACATAGATTGCTCTGTCTGCAGTACCGTCTGATGTACGACTAACGTCTCGCTGGTCTAGCCAGCCTGTTAGTAGTGTGCCTCTTTCGTTTGTAAATGTCTTGATGTTCTTGATTGTACCTGTGATTGTTGATGTGTTTTGCATTTGTTTCTCCTTGTTTAGTAGTAGTTGATAGTGGCTGATAGCCCGCTATCGCAAAGCGTAGCGGGTCTATCTGCCGTACTAGATTATCTAAGATTATTCTCAAGCGGTTTGTCGCATGCCTGGCAGTCATTGAACTGCTTGGGTGTAAGCAGGTGACACCATTGGCACTCAGTTTCTCGTGCTCTCTGTCGGTAGTCATCTAACTCCCATAGTTCCTCATACTCACCACCGTCTTGCAGTTGTACCGTTGGTGGTATGAACTCTCTGCGTAGTAGCCAAGGGTCATCCTTGTCCACGAACTCTACGGCTAGTGCTATAAGTTTGCAATCGTCACTCCATTTTTCTGTAAACACTGCGCTTCTCCTTGCCTGAGATACTATGGTTTCTGACGACACCCAATCGCTTGCCGTTGGGTTGTCGTCTTGGTTTAAGGTCAAGGCTAAGCCTTCGCCTAGCCTGTCATCCTCGTGCAAGTCCCAAGCGTTCTTGTCTGACCTGCTTTCTTTCTGCTCGTAGCATTGTATGCAACTGTAGTCCTGCTCATCACCTGTGTAGAGGTGCATGATGTTGGTGGTCTGCGGGTATTCGCAGCATGTTTCTGTATGTGTGGTAATGCTGATACCCTGACTGATGTCACTCATTTGTTTGCGCTCCATTCTGGTGTCCATTTTCTGTCTTGTTGTTGATACGAGCAGTAAAAGCACACGTATATTCCTTCCTTTATTTCTTTTCCCCAATTGTCTACGCTGCCTATGTACTTGTCATTGCACCTATAGCACTCTCTGATGTCATTCATTTCTCATTCTCCTATCATTTCTAACAGCACATCACCATGACATGCTAGGGGCGCACAGAAGCACACCAAATCTCTATTCTTTAAGGGTACTAGCCAATCTGGATGGGCTAGTATCACTGCACTTGCATACTCCCTGAACTTCTGGATAACCTCCGCTCTATCTCCGTGCTTACCAATCACGTACGGATTACCCCACGGCGAGCCTCTACCTATGTACGCACCTGCACCTACAACAACATCACGCTTATTCAAAACCTTCATAGCACACAACCTTTCATAGTAGGAAATTACAAAAGCCAGACCAGCACGGCGTATTTCAGCCGTGCTAGCCTGTAACCTTTACTTGGTTTGCTCTAGCACCCAGTTCGGCACTGTCTTGACAGGTGTTGTGGTGGCAATCACCTTTGTTGGAATCTTAGCGATGCGAGCCTTCACTACGGTATTAGATGCACCTGCGGAGTTATCTTTGACGAATGCCACACAGTAATCAGCACCCAACTCCACCATTTCACCATTGCGGATGAACCCTGCGCGCTTGCCATGGGTTTTCCAATCTGCGGGGTGGCGCTCAATCATCCACCCGAACTTAACAGCAATATCCTCAGCGATGAGGTCTGCACCACGGCAGTTGCCACTGACTAGGACAACTTGCTCACCCTCGTGAGCCTGAACAACTTCCAACTCACGAACTACAGCGTCAACATCTGACCAATCACGAGAACCAGTAACTAACAATCTAAACATAACCGAACTCCTTAGAACGAACTTACGAAGTTATAGATTTTATAACTACATAAGCCAGACCAGCATGCCCGTCTTTTTGGGCATGCTAGTTCTAATAGACAGAGTGGTGGTCACAGTATAATGGTTTTTAGTTACTGTCTACAATAGATACTGGCTCCCAGACAGTCAGGCAGATAGTACACCGTCAGACAACCCTCAGTATGTAGTCTGTCTGTACAATAATAGTTCTGTCTACTGTCTATGACCCCCAGTCTTTTAACTGCCAGCAGTATTTAATACTGTATCTCTACCTAGAAATATTTCTGTATATAGTTACAGGGGGCATATAGACTGTCTGACCAGCACTTTTAGAAATAGTTCTGTAAGAATAGTTCGTTTAGGTAGTTTGAACAGGTTAATACTATATAGAGAGTAAAATAGTTCGTAAGTCTTTATAGAGCCTTACTCACTCTGTTACAGTATACTGTACAAATATACATCTGTAGGGCGGGGGGACTCTGCCACAAAGGAGATGAACGTGGCTACACCAGCGCACAAGGGATTCAAAAAGGGTGAGGACCACCACCTCACAAAGGGTGTTGCCCAAGCCAAGGCAGATGTTTTGGACAGGGTACGCCAAGGGGTGAGCGTCCAAGCCGCCATGGTTGCGGCGGGTAAGAAACCCGATACCGTACGTCAATGGATGAACCGAGACCCCGAGTTTGCTCGTTCTTTGGAAGAAGCCAAGGAAGAGGGAAGTAAGCAATCCTTCACCGCCATGGGCGTTGAGAAGGAATCTATCCCATTTGCCGACTTCTCTAAAATGTTTTTTGACCAGACGGTTTTCCCCCATCATCAGGACTGGGTAGACCTACTGGAGGGTAGGGAACCTTCGTGGCTCCACCCTAATATGATTTATGAACAAGGTGAGGGGAACCGCCTACTAATCAACGTGCCCCCTGAGCACGCTAAGTCCACGGTTGTGACCGTGAACTATCCAACTTACCGCATCGCCCTCAATCCTAATATCCGCATCATCGTGGTATCAAAGACATTGAATAAGGCACGCGAGTTCGTATACGCTATCAAGCAACGATTGTCTCATCCCCGCTGGCTCAAACTACAGACCGCATACGGTCCCGAGGGCGGATGGAAAGAAGACGCAGATACTTGGCGTACCGATACTGTCTATCTTGGCGGCGATGCGCGTAACTCTTCAGAAAAAGACCCAACGCTTCAGGCACTGGGTATGGGTGGTCAAATTTACGGCGCCCGTGCTGACCTGATTATTCTTGACGACTGTATCACTACCGCTAACGCCCATGAGTGGGAACAGCAGATGAACTGGCTACAGAAGGAAGTTATTACTCGTTTGGGTAAAAACGGCAAACTTCTAATAGTTGGGACTAGAATTGCGGCAAACGACCTTTACAAAGAACTTCGCAACCCTAAACACTGGTCTGGCGGTAAGACACCGTTTACCTATATGGGCATGCCTGCGGTTCTTGAATATGCTGAAAAACCCGAAGACTGGCAAACCTTATGGTCTGAGTCGGATGTTCCGTGGGATGGTGATTTGGATACTCCGAAAGAGAATGGACGTTATCCTAAGTGGGACGGACCAGCGCTCTTCAAAAGACGCAGTGAAGTTACACCTTCGACATGGGCTTTGGTATACCAGCAAGAAGACATCCAAGAGGATTCAATCTTTCCGCCAATCCTTGTACAAGGAGCAACCAACGGGATGCGCAAAAGAGGTCCGCTACGGGCAGGGGCAGTGGGACACCCACCACAAGTAGAAGGTCACACCGTAATTGGCTTTGACCCTGCCATGGCAGGTAATGCTGCATTTGTTGTCTGTACATATAACAGAGCAGATGGACGCATTTATGTGTTGGACTGCATCAACATGGAAGAACCAACACCACAAAAGATTCGGGCAACAATTGAAGAACTTGTTACTAGATACAGACCACAAGAGTTCCGAGTTGAAATTAACGCCCACCAAAAAGCCTACTCACTTGATGACGACTTACGAAACTGGCTTGCTGCATACGGTGTACGGCTTGACGCGCACTTCACAGGGAAAAATAAATGGGACACTTCGTTTGGTGTTGCATCAATGTCTAACCTCTTTGGCACTATCCGTGAAGACAAGTTTCAAAAAAACAACATATTAGAACTGCCTTCATCTGAAGGTTCTGAAGGTATTAAAGCCTTGACTCAGCAACTATTAACGTGGAAGCCAGAGACTAGGGGTAAGACAGATACCGTCATGGCTTTATGGTTTGCTGTTATTCGCATACGCGAACTAATGCAAATCAGTAGCCGTACTTCGCAGTACGCAACTAACCGCTGGGCTACTAGAGCGCAGATGGACCAACGAGTAGCAGTAAACCTCGATGAGATGTTTGCTGAACAATGGCAAGAAAACTTTGGATAAGGATAATAATGCTATCAATGGAACAGATTGGCGCGAGAGTTCAAACTCTCCGCTACCGTGCGAATGGTCGTGACCAGCGCAACGGTGACGTACAGATGGTGCGCCAAGGAAAGATTAGTCAAGTATATCCTAACTTCTTTCCAGATGGCATTGACCAGAATGTAGTTGCTAACTTTATTGATATTGTTGCACGTGACCTATCAGAAGTAATGGCACCGCTTCCAGCGGTTAATTGTTCTGCGGCTAACCAGGTTAATGACCGTGCTCGCAAGTTTGCCGACACTCGTACACGCATTGCATCTAATTATTTTATTCATTCAGATTTGCAAGTACAGATGTACAACGGCGCAGACATGTACATCACATATGGTTTCCTCCCGTTCATTATCGAATTGGATGAAGAAGCAAAGTTGCCACGTATCCGACTAGAAAATCCTGTTGGGGCTTACCCAGAGTTTGACCGCTACGGACGTTGCGTTGCCTTTGCTAAGCGATACTCAATGACACTAGGTGAGTTAGTTGCCATGTTTCCAGAACATGAAAGCGGACTGCTTGGTAGAGATGGGTACAAGCAAGACCTTAACGGCATGATTGAAATGATTCGTTACTACGATAAGGACCAGACGGTTCTCTATCTGCCATCACGCAACAATATGTTGTTGTCGCATGCGGCTAACCCAATGGGTAAGATGAACGTAATCATTGCACGCCGCCCTTCACCAGATGGTGAATTGCGCGGACAGTTTGATGATGTACTTGGTATTCAATTGCTTCGCAATCGTTTTGCATTACTTGCAATGGAAGCAGCAGAGAAGTCAGTACAAGCACCAATTGTTTTGCCACAGGATGTACAAGAACTACAACTTGGTGGAGACGCTGTTATTCGTACAGCAAACCCAGCAGGTGTTCGCCGTGTTGAACTAACACTTCCACAAGGTGCATTTACTGAGCAAACATTGCTCAACCAAGAACTACGCGTTGGTGCTCGTTATCCAGAATCTCGTACTGGAAACATTGACGCAAGCATTGTCACTGGACAGGGTGTACAGGCTCTACTTGGTGCATTTGATACACAGGTTAAATCAGCACAGGCTATCTTCTCAGCAGCACTACGTGATGTTATTTCACTTTGCTTCCAAGTAGATGAAGCATTGTTTAATGTAGAAAAAACAATTCGTGGCGTAGATGCTGGTTCACCATTTGTTATTACATACACACCAAGCAAAGACATTAAAAAAGATTATTCTGCAGATGTACGATATGGCATGTTGGCTGGATTAAACCCAGCACAAGGTCTTATTTTTATGTTGCAGGCACTTGGAGGGGGACTTATCTCCAAGGACATGGCTATGAGAGAACTACCATTCGGCGTCAACGTAACTCTTGAACAAGAGAAAATTGAAATTGAAAAGATGCGAGACGCATTGGTTGGTTCACTAGCATCCATGGCACAAGCAATTCCACAGATGGCTATGCAGGGACAAGACCCATCAGCACTAGTACGCAAAATGTCAGAAGTGATTAAAGCGCGTAAGGCTGGCAAGTCTATTGAAGAAGCCATTGAGGAAGTGTTTGAACCCGAGAATCCTCCTGCTGGTGCAGAAGAACAGTCTGAGCAACCTGTCCCCGCTGCTCCTGGTTCCGCTCCAGCAGGAGGCGCTCCAACGCCACAGGGAAGACCAGACTTACAATCAATTCTTAGCACTATGACTGGCGAAGGTAGTGGTCGTAGCGCAGTCCGTACTACAAGAGAACGAGCAATTTAAGGAGTAATCATGGCAACACCTCGCAAGAGAACCACAAAGGTTAAAACAGTTGCTGATGAAAATTACTCTAAGTTAGACCAGTATGCAATTGAGTTGCATGAGTTTTATAAATCGTTGCGCAGAGCAGGGTTTACAGTTGACAATGCATTATGGATATTGTCTGCAAAAGAAATGCGCCCTGATTGGATGCAAAATCTATCACCTGAAGATATTAGAAAACACATTGAAGAGGAGGACGAAGAATGACAACTGCACCAGAAGGTCGTGGTGGTTACCGTCAGCCTAACAATCCAGCACCTGTATCAGGTCCTGGTGCGCTTTCAAAGCGTACAGATGGTGGAGCAACAGAAGGTATGACGCAACCACAGCAACAATACACAGGTTTTAATTATGGAGAAAATGGAGCAATTGCTGCGCAGCAAAGCGGAGCACCGCTTGCTGGTTCTGGTATTCCAGGATTTAATTTTACTCCATTGACTGCTCCAACAGAACGCCCTAATGAGCCTATTACTTCTGGTATTAACATGGGTGATGGCGGAGGAACAGAGTTAATGCGTGGTATGCCTAATCAAACACCAACGCTAGTTGATACATTAAAGCATCTTGCACAGTATGACCCTTCAGGAGATGCGGAATTAATTTACAGACAACTACTTGACAACGGGTACTAATGCCTCAGTACATTAAACCTGTTGTTGCTGAAGTTTCACCTAACCTTTATGCTGCGGCTAAATCTGCAGGTTTAACTGGCGTAGAAAAAAACCAAGTAGAGCAAATGAGTTACACAATTAAGAAGCATCGTGAACTTGCAAAACTTGGTACTGACGGTGCTCGTAAAGAATATGACCGTCTTGACCCAAATATTCAAGACCAATTAAAGTTTATGTTTAAGGACGCTGAATACTTACAAGCGCCAGCAGATGCAACGGACCGTGTTATGGGTGTTGTTAAGGCTGTTGCTAAAGTAGCGGCTTCACCGCTTATTGGTTTATTTAAACTAGGCGGACAGTACAACCGTTTAATTAACGAACCTTACAAGGTTGCACGACAGGTAGCACAAGGTGCTGACTTGTTTGCTGCTAAAACATGGACAGATGCATGGGATGGCAAAAACCAATACGACCAAGGTGCACTTAAAGAAGCAACAGATTACTTTGGTCAGTTTGATGTGCTTGTTGCTAAAGGATTACTTGAAGGCAAAACTCCTGGCGAGATTGTTCAGGACTTTGGCAAAGTAGACCCTAACCTTCTTAACTCAATTAAAAAAGCATACGACAACCCTGAAGATTTTAAGCAGGTACTAGATGGCGTTAAGTATGCACAGGTTTCTCCAGGTCGAGATATTGCACGCATGCTTGACCGCAAGCCACCGTCAAGCGGTGTTAGCGGTACAACTAAAAACGTATCTGGCTATATAGATTTTATTTATCAAATTGCAGTAGACCCGCTTACTTGGATGACAGGTGGATTAAGCAAGGGTGTTACTAAAGGTGAGCGTATTGCTAACTCACTTACTGATGCAATTAACAAAGGTGTACCAGTTGAGAAGGCTGTTGAAACAACTTTTAAGGAACCACTTGTATTTGAATTATGGCAAAGAGGCATTGGTCCTGCAATTGAAAGAGTTGCAAAAGCAGGTACTCCAGGTGAGAAGTCATTAGCACTTGACAATATTGCAAAGAACTTTCCAGGTTACAATGACCCTAGAGCAATTAAAGTACTTGGTGATGGCAAAGCATTTGATGCTAAATCAGCACAAAAGTTTTTTGAAGATGCAGGTAATCTAAATCTATTACTTGCTGGTCGTGTTGATGGCGTAACCTACATGCGCAATGGCGTTGTAGTTGCACGTCAAAATCGTTTGATGTCTGATGCTATTATACGTTCACTTGACAGTGTATTTAACAACATGTCTCGTACTGCTGCACAACGCGATGAAGCGTTGCAGCCAATTACTGCTGCACTTCTTAATACAGAAGATTCATTGCAGCGTTTAATTAACCCTACATCTGACATGTCTGTATTGCTAAAGGCTAATGAAGAAATTAAAGGATGGAAGAAAATTGGGCAGATGGCTGCTCGTTCTCCACAAGGACTAGAAGTACGTATTGGTGCTAATGCCATTGATACTTCTGCTAACTTTACAGCCCGTGCTCGACAGATTCTTCCAAAAGAAATGGCTCAAGCATTAACAGTTAGATTTTTAGAGTCAACTGCAGATGAACAAATTGTTATTTTGCGTAACCTAGATGCTGCAACTATGTACTCAATGGGTCTTGGTGGTAGCGTTAAAGGTGAAGAATTAATTCTTAAGACACTGCAAGACAAGTATGGTGACAAAGCAGGCTTTGCTACTAAGCGTGACCTAGCAATTAACCCAGACCACGCTAAATTTGCACCAGCAAACACTGTGCGTGAGTCTGAATCAGGTTTCTTTGTTAATACCGAAGGTCCTATTCAGCCATACCAGACTACTTTTGCTGTAGGTTCATTGCCTTATGACACAATTGGTTCAACTGTTTGGGAAATTAAGTCTAAGAAAAACATTATCAACGCACTTGGTGGTGCAACACAGGGTTCATTCTCTAAAAAACTAGTTGACACATGGTCTATCTTAACTTTGTTTCCACGTTTAGGTGTGCGTTCTGCAATTGACGAAGCAACAATGTATTTGTTGTCTGCACCTACTAAAGATTTACGTAAGTTTGCATCACTTGAAGGCATGCGCCTTGGAAATATGTCTCGTGCTGCTACTGGTTCTGATTCTGCTACTGGTCCAGTACGCGCTGGTATTCAAAGAGCACTAAAGTTTAAGCCTGGTTCTAATAAACCAATGCGAGTTGGCAAGCAACCACGCTATTCACACGAAGAAGCGTTATCGCTTTTAGACCGTCAAGCAATTATACAGGCTAAGGCTGATGAATTAGGTATTGACGAAGTACTTTTGTCTAGTTTAGAAAAACGTCAGGCTATTTCTGACCATGTATCACAGATGTATGGTCGTTATGTAGATGATGAGGCTGCTGGTTATTTAATGCAGGCATTTGTGCATTCACCAGATGCACTTAACTCAATGGCTGCATCACTTGTGGCTAGCAGTGGTATTTCTGGTCGTTATGGCGAAGAGATTGCAGCATCAGTTATTACACCATCTATGCTTGACTTAGCGTTTGAACAACTTGGTATTAAGATGGGCAAAGGCACACGCACAGTTGACACTGGCATGCTTAGCGAACAAGAGGTTGCACTAGCACATTTTGAGAAATGGTTCAAGATGCTTGCTGGTAACAAGGTTAAGTTAACTGATGAACGTACACTTAACCCAGCCGACATATTCTTTAGATACAATGCACTCAAGCCAGGTGAGATTGACCCTCGCACAGGCAAAGAAATGATGGAACTAGCACTAGATGCTGGTATGACTAAAATTGGTTTTGAGTTTAATGACCTTACTAAGACATGGCGTATTAAAGATGAATTTGCTGTTGGCAATTTCCTAGAACGCTCTGCTTACACACAGCAGGCACGTGCTCGTGGTCTAGATGATGAACAGATTGTACGTGGACAGTTGTTCCGCATGTTTACTGACATGTATGAGACATTCCACGGTAATGCTAATAAGTTTAATGAAGATTTACTAGGTGTAGTTAAAAGCAGTTACCGTCAATTAGAAAAGATGGCTGCTGATTCTGGACGTATTCCTTCATGGAATGAAGCAGTTGCTCGTATTCCATTAGATGAGTTCCAAGATGCTAGCAAGGGATTCCGCATTAGCGGACCTATCAATACTGAACTAGCATTTGGTGACTTTGATATAGAGTCTGTCTTTAGACGTTATGGTAATACTATGATGGACATGATGGATAAGCAGGTAACTGGTATCTTCCGTCAGCCAGCAGTTATGCTTACATATACGCAACTTCGTAAGAAGTATGCGGGTATTGAGCGTGAGTTTGTGCGTCAACAGGTCAAGAATGAACTAGGTCCTTTTGCTGGTGCTACTCAAAAGCAGATTGATGTTGTGACTGAGAAGTATCGTTCAGTAGCAGAGAAGCGTTTTACAGAACTAGCAGTGCGTGAAGCAGCAGATACTATTTTAAAGTTTGCTGATAACCCTAAGATACGTTCTAACTTCTCATTTAGCCTACGTACAGTAGGTCGTTACTACCGTGCAACTGAAGATTTCTACCGCCGTATCTATCGTTTAAAGGATGTAGCACCGCGTACTTTGTACCGTTTACGCCTAACGAACATTGGTATTGAGTCTAGTGGTGCTATCCACGAAGACCAGAATGGTGAGCCATATGTAGTAATGCCTATGGATAATGTTATCTTTAAAGCAACTGATGGCGCGTTCCGCGCATTAACAGGTAATACTGGATACAGCCAACCATTGTTTAACGAGTTTACATTTAAACTACGTATGGTTAACCCATCATTTTCACAAGATGCTGGTCTTCCTACACTGTCTGGTCCTGTTGCGGGGCTAAGCGTTATTGGCATAAAGAATATCCTTGGCATAGTGCCAGGAAAGATTCCTTTTATCGGTGGCATATTACAGCCATACTCACAGCAACTAGGTGAAAGCATTGATACATTTGCACTAGGTAATATTGGCGATAACTTAGATGTTGTCCGTGCTGTAGTACCTTCATCACTACAACGTGTATGGGGCATGCTGCCATTCAACGAGAAGTCTCGTCAAGAAGTAACAGCAGCGCAACAGGCTATTGCTTATAACGCAGCAAACGGTATTGGCATTGACGCTAACGCTACTGATATAGAAAAGGCTAAGTACCTAGATAACATTCGTATTTCAGCACACAATGTGTTGTTTATGCGTCACTTCTTAGGTCTATTATCACCAGTTGCTCCTACCACAATGGAGACTGTAGGCGTACCTGACTACATTAAAGATACAGGTATCTCTAGCCTACGCTCAGAGTTTTTTGACATTCTTAACGGTATCACTGTATCTAACCATGGTGACGTACAAGACCCATATGAAGAAGCATTGGCTACTTACATTGGTTCTAATCCAGGCAAACTAATCTACACAGTCTCTCGTGAAGACAAGCAGACTAGTGTTCTTATTAAGAACACAGATAAGTTAAAGGACTGGGGCATTAAGAATGCCAAGTTAGTTGAGCAGTATGGCGAAGCAGCCTACATTTTTGCTCCGCAAATTGGTGACTTTAATGCTGCTACATACAACTGGATTAAGGCAGCAGGACTTGTATCAAGCAAGAGTGTTGAGAAGTATCTCAAGGATGTACAGGTAGCAGAAGACAAACAGAAATACTATGACATTGCACGTCAAGAAAAAGACATTCTAAGTCAGATGTCTGACCCAGAACTAAGAGCAAATGTTATTAAGGCTGCAACCGACCAACGCAATGCGTTAAAGGCTAACAACCCTCTACTTAACTCAGCCCTTATTGGTTCTGGTAATACTATTGGCAATGAGTCAGTTCTTCTTAACAGTGTTGAGCAAATAATTGCAGACCCTAATGCTGACATTCGTGCAGCCACACGTCAGAAGATGGCATTAGCCGTCAAGATGATGCGTGAGTTTATTGCATTTGCTACAGACCCACAGTTAAAAAATGTAACTAATGCTACACAAATTAAGGCAGAACGCAAGGCACAGATTGAGGCTGACTTGAATGAACTCATGAGTGGCGACCTTTATCTAGCAGAAGCCAACCGAGCAATATTTAAATCAATCCTCAGTTTCTATTCACGCGATTCATACTTCGCATATAAGGAGTTAAAGTAATGGCTAATTACTCAGATGATGCTAAGTATGTTAGCGCGTACAATCGCGCATTAAAAGCAAGTAATGCTGCTAAGTTATTACTAGCAGACCTTAATAAGGCTAAGCCTGGTACACCGCAACATGATTCATTAAAGGCTAAGTATGATGCTGCAAAAGCAGATGCTACTAAGTATGAAGCAGAACGCGTAGCGCGTAAGAAAGAAATTGACGATGCGGCAACAAATGAGAAATCAACTACTGCTGCTGCAAAAGATAAAGCATCTGCAAAGTCTGACATTCCACAATTAGAATACCAGTTACAGGCTGCTAAAAATGAAGGCAATCCTGACAAGGTTAAGGCTGCTCAAGATGCTCTTAAAGCAGCGCAAGATAAAGTCATGGGTGTTAAGCCCAAGCAAACCACAGAAGGTGGTGTAGAAGATAACGGGCTTAATGATGTAAGCAAAGATAAGTTTGCTTCTTATACCATTAATAGCGATGGCTCTGTTGTAAAACCTGGTGGTTTTCGTGTTTACTTTGTTAGCACAAAGAATACTGATGGCTCATCTACATTACAAGAGTACACAAGTGTTGCAACTGCTCGTGATGCCTTCCTTAAAAACTACTCAGAGCCAGGACAGTTAGATGCTTTAAAGCAGCAACTACGTGCTCGTAACTTTATTTCTGCTAAGCAATTAGCAAGTGGAGACTGGCTATCTGGTCTTGACACAATGCTTGGTAAATACACCTTTGATGCTGTCAGTTTAGTTAAATACGGTGGTGCTAAAGAAGCACCACTCATTGACGCATGGTTTGGCAGCGCAAAAGGTGGAACAAGCAGCGATAGTACAAGCAAGGCTGGTACCTGGAAAGACACAGGACTAGACCTTACTACTGTTGGTGATGCATACAAAGAAATCAATGATTACATGCTTGATGCTTTGGGTAGAGAAGCAACTCAAGAAGAAAAAGATGCTTACTACAAAGACATCAATGCACGTGAGTTAAAGTCATCAGTTGAAACTGTTGAGGTACGAGATGCAACTGGAAAGATTACTAAGTCTAAGCGCACTGGTGATTTTGTTTCACCAGATGAACGCCTTAACTCTAAGAACGCTGTAGTTATTAAAGCACTAGAAGGTACTGATGCAGGTGAACTACTTAAGTCTGCTAAAGGCAGCCAGGTTGCTGTGCAAATTGCAGAGTTGCAAAAGGCTGGTGCTAGTTATGGTCAACCTTTATCTGCTGGTGAAGCACTTAAGTATGTTATTGCTGGTGGTGCGCAAAAAGATGCCGTTGCTAAGCAAACAGAGCGCATGCGTTTAAACTCAATGACTATATATGGCAACCTTAAAGACCACATTAGAGATGGTGGTAATGTTAAAGATATTGCAGACCAATACGCTTTAATCAAGGCTAAAAAACTAGGTATTCCAGTTACTGATGCCTACAATGATAAAGATGTACAGATGGCACTTACTAAAGATGGCGGTCTAATGAGCACAGCAGAGTTTAACAGAAGAATGCAAGGGAAAGCAGAATGGCTTGATACACCAGAAGCACACGATGTTGCTGCTGATTTTGCTAATACTATACTTAAGTCGTTTGGATTCATGGGCTAATGGCAAGAATAAATGACGCGTTTGATAACTATGTTGCACCTAAAACATTCTCAAAAGTAGAAGACAATGCCGCTAAGAATGCTGCTATTAACCCATCAACTAGAGCAAAGATGGATGCTGCACGAGCAGCATCTGCTGCTAGTTGGACTGCAGACCTTGACCCATATACAACAGCAATTGTTCCTGGCACAGGGCTAACACAAGCACAGATTGATACACGTGCTTCTGCTGTTGATGTATCTAAAAGTATTAATGAAGAGTATAACGACTTAGGCATTAAGTCTACTGTTGACCCGCTTACTGGCAAGATTACTACTACGCAGAATAATAAAGTAATAACCAATAACGCACCTGGAAGTCCTTTCTATACACCACCAGCAAGTAAAACAGAAGACAAACCTAAAGAAATTAGCGATGCTACTCGTGATGCATTTGCAATGCTTACTGATTTGTTTGCATCATATGGACTTGAAGGTTTAGCGGGTGAGATTGCTGATTACATGAAGCAAGGTCTTACTGCAACAGAAGCATTAATTAAACTAAAAACTAATCCTAGCGGTGCATACGCTAAACGTTTTGCTGGCAACTTTGCTCGTGTCAAGAATGGTTTAAATGCTATCTCTGAGGCTGAGTATATTAACCTTGAGAACTCATATGCCAATACCCTTAAAGCCTATGGCTTAGGTAACATGGTTAGCGGTAATCGTGATGATAACTACAAAAAGTTTGCTGAATACATTGCAGGAGATATATCTGCAGTTGAGTTTAAAGACCGTGTAGACACAGTTGTTACTCGTGTTCAAAACTCAGACCCAGGGATTAAAGCAACACTTAAGTCTTTTTACCCTGAGATTACAGATGCTGACCTAGTTGGTTACTTCCTTAATCCAAAGGAAAACTTACCTAAGTTGCAAGAAAAAGTAACAGCATCTGAGATTGGTGCTGCTGCTACAGGTATGGGTCTTGGTACAAATGTAACTACAGCAACTGACCTTGCTAAGTATGGCGTAGACCAGAAGATGGCTCGTGAGGGTTACTCAACAATTGCTGATGTGCTTCCAACCGCTACTAAACTTGGTGATATTTACAATCAGGCTGGCATTAAATATGGACAGGCTGAAGGTGAAGCCGAAGTATTTAAGGGCAGTCAAGATGCAGCAACTAAGCGTAAGCGCTTAGCCTCTATGGAACGTGCCGCTTTTAGCGGCAGTTCTGGTACAGGACAGTCAAGCCTAAGCAAGAGCATACAAGGCAGACTCTAAAAAAATAGAATCCAGATGTGGACCCACCAGCCCCACCTGCGTAAAAGACTGGTAGCAGAAGCCAGACAGTATTCCCCAATATTGAAACTGTGGTCTGCGATTCAACTAATGAGATGGGAGAACGGTTGCTATGAGCAACAACTACTGGGACGAAGACGAAGACGACATCGATACAACTCCAAACACTGAAGAAGGTGCAATGAAACAATTGCGCAAGGCTAAGCGTTCGGATGAAAAGCGTATCAAGGAGTTAACCGAGCAACTTGAAACATTCACTAAAGCGCAACGTGAATCGGTTATCAAGAAGGTCCTAGAAACAAACGGCGTTAGTCCCAAGGCTGCACGTCTAATTTCAAGAGAACTAGAAGGCGATGTAACAGAAGAGGCAGTTGTTAACTACCTTACTGAGAACGCAGAAGTTTTTGGATTAGAAGTTCAGTATGAGGAAGCGCCTGCTAATACCCTTGACCGTGCTGCATTACGTCAGCAGGACATTGTAACTCAGCAGGCGATGACGCCTGATGCCGATATGAACATGGCTAACAGAATAGATAATGCTTCGGAAGAAGAATTACTCAACATGATTTATTCGGGCAAAATTAATTAACAACAACCGAATCTAATACCCTCATAAGGAGGTGCAATAAATGGCTAATGCATATACAACCACTGGCTCCAACTCGCTTGGAGGTACAGTTGGCGGTGCTGGTCTCGTACAAAAGGCGTATGACCGTCTAATCGAGTTCGCACTCCGTGCACAACCACTAATCCGTTCAGTTGCCGATAAGACACCTGCACGTCAAAGCATCCCTGGTTCATCAGTTGTTTTGCAGCGTTATGTTGACTTAACAAAGAAAACAGCAACACTAACAGAAACAGTTGACCCAGATGCAGTAGCGTTGGCAACACCAACCTACACAACTATTACTCTTGCTGAGTATGGTAACGCAGTACTTGTAACACGTGCGTTGGAACTCTTCTCTCTTGCAGACGTAGACCCAGCAATCGCTAACATCATTGCGTTCAACATGGCAGACTCAATGGACGAAGTTGCTCAGACAGTGCTACGCGCTGGTGAGAACGTACTTCGTGGCGGAACTGCTACATCACGCGGTACACTTACATCATCTGATGTATTCACTTCAGCACTTGCACGTAAGGCAACTGCAAAGTTGCGTTCAAACAAGGCTATCCCACGCAAGGGTTCACTATACTGGGCTGGTATTCACCCAGAAGTTTCACATGACCTTCGCGCCGAAACAGGCGTAGGTTCATGGCGTCAGCCACACGAGTATCAGTCAAATGATGCTATCTGGGCAGGCGAAATTGGTACATACGAAGGTGCATTCTATGTTGAGTCACCACGTATGTTCTCAGACAAGACAGGTGCAGACCGTACAGCACTTGCAACTACAGCAGTAACTGTAGCAGCAGCATCAGGAGCAACCACATTTGGTATCGCTTCTTCTTCTGTTATTGCTACAACTGCTCAACCTGGAGATAAGATTTCTGGAACAGGTATTGCTTCTGGTTCTCTTATTGTATCTATCACAACAGATGGCTCAACATCTACAGTTACTGTTGACACAGCATTCTCTGCTGCAGTTACAGCAACAACAACTATCACTGTTACACCTGAGACAAAGGTATTCAATACCTACTTCGCAGGACAGCAAGCACTTGCTGAAGCAGTGGCAGAAGAGCCACACGTTGTTATCGGACCAGTCGTTGACAAGTTGATGCGTCACCGTCCACTTGGATGGTACGGCGTACTCGGTCAGGCTATCTACCGTGAAGAAGCGCTTTACCGCGTTGAAACATCTTCATCAATTGACTTTGTGTAAGCAATAGTTAACTGACGACAGAGCAGGGGTTGCATGTGCGCCCCTGCTTTGTAGTAAGTCAACTAAGGAGACTAATGACTAAGTACATTTTAACTACTCCAACAGAGGAGTACGGTCCAGCAGGCGGTGGACGTTTGTTTATTCGCTATCGCTTGACACGAGCCATCAGTCTCATGCGCAACAATGGCGTTTGGTCTGAGATTAGATTTCCTACCGAAGATATTATTAAAGCGGCTGACAAGTTTTATGTTGGTGGCAGTGAGTATGAAATATCACAACCAACATACCAGTCACTAATTGACCAGGGATATGGACAATACGTAAGGGAAGAATAATGGAGCATCAGCATATAAGCAAGGTGCTTGAATGGGGATTCAGTGCAGACCATAACTTTATGGCAACCCTTTGGGGTTGTGTGTTATGCGATATAAAAGCAGACAAACCGTTTGAGTATGAAGAGATTTCAATTGACCATACATCGTGTGGTGATGATTGTTTTGGTTGCAAGGCTAAAGGACTTCAACTAGCAACAGGTGATGCTGCAGGCAATATTGTTGCCAGTGGTACCACGCAAAAGAAATGGGACAAAGAACTAGCATTCTACAAAGATGCAAGAGCACAAGGTGTACAACCTGAAGGCACATCTCGCAAGGCTGTAGAAAAAGCACTTGATGCATCGGCTACTTTAAACAGAGCCTACAATGCAGAAAAGATGCCTAAAGCAAATCAGATTACCAAAGAAGCCGTAGCAGTAATGAAAGAGATAGGACAAATCTAATGGCAGCAATGAAGAAGGCAGCCGCTATGTCAATTAAAAAAGACATGGCACAGGATGCAAAGATGATGAAGGGCATGAAGCCAGCGCAGAAGTCCGCCTTCAAGAAGGCTGACAAAAAGATGGATGCTAAGAAGCCTAGTGCTAAAGCAGACATGCGTATGGACATGGCTCTCCGCAAGCGCGTTATGAAGAAGGGCAAGTAATCATGTGCACAGCATGTGGATGTAAGGACACAGCAGTAACTATTGACGCACCAGTGCGTAACAGTACAAAGCCAGCAGTAGGGGCAATCCCTGGCTACACACAAGGTTCATCTATTGGTGGACAAGAACTTCATCGCTCAGATGTAAGTGTAATTAAGGGTTGGAATGTTCCAGCACCATACGGAAAAGGAAAGTAACAATGGCTAACGAATATATGAAATCAAATGAAACTGCTGCAGGTCTTGTTATTCCTGTAAAAATGCGCAAGGCAGCAACAGATAAGTCATCAGTCAACAAAGATTTTGGTGGCGGAGTAGGACCAGGAGTAGCACCTATGTCTGCACCTCGTTCAGGTAAGGGAACCGTTAACGGTCCATCACAGGTAATCAAGGGTGTATACACTCAGCCTGTTGCAGGTGGCGGTAAGTTCTAATGGCGGGTACACGCCGCACTGCGGATGACCGTTCAAACATAAACAAGATTTACAAGCCTATTGCTGGTTATCTTGGCAATGCTGCAAAAGAAACTGGACAATATGCTAAGGCTGTTGTCAAAGATATTCTTGATGCAGACAAGGCTAAGAACACACCACGTATGACACCTAAAGGTGTTGTCATGGGTGTTAAGGCTAAAGACAATAAGGCTAAGGCTGAGTTTGGTCAAGCAGTCGGAGCAATTGTAAGAGGTCGCCGTTATGACAAAAATGGAATGCAAAGATAATGGCAAAGGGCATGGGCTTCAAAGCCGCACAGAAGAGCATCGCAAAAAAAAGCGGTGTATCAATGAAGTCTGCTGGTGCAATCCTTGCATCCTCTACACGCAAGGCAAGTCCAGCAGCAAAGAAAGCAAATCCAAACCTTAAAAAAGTTAAAGGAAAATAAATGACAGACCCTAGACTAAAGCGAGCAGGAGTGTCAGGTTTTAATAAGCCTAAGCGCACACCAAACCACCCAAAAAAGAGCCATGTAGTTGTGGCTAAAGAAGGTAGCACGGTCAAGACTATTCGCTTTGGTCAACAGGGTGTTACTGGTGACAGACAACCAACTGCACGACAGGCTTCATTTAAAGCCCGTCATGCTAAAAATATTGCTAAAGGCAAGATGAGTGCCGCGTACTGGGCAGACAAGGTTAAATGGTAATGGCTAAAAAAGTTTGGGAAACACCTAACCCAAAAAAGAAATCAACACCGTTATCACCTGCTGCTAAAGCATCAGCAAAGGCTGCCGCTAAAAAGGCTGGTAGAAAATATCCTAATCTTGTAGACAATATGAGAGCAGCACAAAAGAGGGGCAAATAATGGTGCGCACAGGGCAAGCAGCAAAAGCAATTAAAAAAGCAACTGATGCTAAACCTAAAGTAGGTTTTAAAAAACTTGCTAAAGATGCAGCACTTAATGCTGTAATGATTGCAGGACCAGGTAAGTTTCTTAAAGGTGCTAGAATTGTAGAAGCAGGTATTGCTGCTAAAAAAGCACAGGCTAGTTCTAAAACATTTAATATTGTTCGCCGTAATATTCGTAAGGCTGCTTCTGCTAGTAAGCCAAAGGTTACAGCCAGTGAGGCAAAGGCTATTGCTAAAGAAACAGGACGCAGACCTATTGCTCCGCGTCCTAGAAATGTACCTAAAGCAGGAAGCAATGCACTAACGGCTTCTGAAAAAAAAGCACAAACACAAGTTAGTACTATTACACGTCCTAAGCCAAAGGCTAAATCAAATCTAGCAGAAATTGCTCAAATTAAAGCAGTAGAACGTAAGGCTAAGTTTACAAAATTGTTAACTCCAGCCAAACCAGTTGGTACTACAAAGACTAAGCCTAGCCAACGTCCTCAATTGCCTAAGCATAAAACTGATGTAAAAATATACAAGGTATCTAAAAGAGTACCAAATGAAAAAGAACAACTTGCTGAAAAATTAAAGAACGCTGCTAGTAATCCAAAAAATACTTTTGCTGCTAGACCTAAGAGCGACATCTCACAAGGTCGCGGTAATGTACCGCAACCAGAATCCGTTACTAAAACTGGTGATGCTGCAATTACAAGAGGTGAGCGTGTTGAACGCATCCAGCAAATTAAGGCTAGCCGTGGTGGTACTAAGTTTACAAAGAAAACAAAAAGCGGTCAGACTGTTTCTGTTTCTAAAATAGATTCACCTAGAAATGCTGCATCTAATAAAATGATTATGAAAGAACGCCTTAAAGAAGGCGAACAAGAAGCCGATAAAGTTAATAAAAGATTAAATGCTGGTACAGACCGCAATATTAAAAAGAACGCTATTAAGGTAGATGCAACTTTAGCCAAGGCTAAACAAGCACGTCAAGGTCGCAGTTTGCAAAATACATTTAACAAGCCAATATTTCAACGCAAGCCTTCAACTGGCAAGTTAACAGTTAAGCGACCTATTAAGCCAACTAAGGAGTAGGAATGACAGTATATGGAACCGCAACTTACAATGGCACTACTTATACCCTTTATGGTTTTCCTGGGTCTACACTTCGTGACGAACTCAATCGCCTTGCTAATGGGGGCGAATATCCAGCACGCACAGCATACCTTGACGAAGACGGAGCAGTCAACGAATGGGTAGGCACTCCATCAGGTACACCACTAGCGGCTGCTCTTAATTATAAGTCAGACCCTAATCGTCCATACACAGCCTTTAAGGGTAACAACGCTGCTGCATGTGAGATTGCTGGTATTACGGACCCAGCCAAATACATTGAGATTGTTACTGCACTAAGAACGGTTGCTTCCTAATGACAACACTAAACAATTTAATTGATGATGTACAGTTAGACCTTGCAGGTTTTACTTACCGTCAAGACAGAGCAACCTACTTAGTATCTGCTGCTACCAGTTCAGACTTAGTACTCAATGTTGCTAACACCGACAATATTGCTAAAGGCATTATTGAAATTGATGATGAAATGATGTGGGTAGATTCTTATGACCGTCAAGCAAACACTGTTACTATTGCTCCTTTTGGTCGCGGATACAACGGCACTACTGCTGCTGCTCACGCTACTAATACAAAAGTAGTTATTACTCCTACATTTCCACGTCAAGTGGTTAAGCGTGCAGTTAACGATACAATTGGTGCAGTATACCCAAAGGTATTTGCAACTGGTTACACCTCTACATACTTCCTTGCTAGCCGTACAACTTATGCTGTACCAGCAGAAGCCATTCAGATTCTTTCAATGGCATGGGAGTCAGTAGGACCTACAAAAGAATGGCTACCAATTCGCCAATGGCGTTGGGACCCTATTGCTTTCCCTGCATCTTTTCCTACAGGAAAGACTGTATCAATCTACGACAACATTCTTCCAGGTCGTACTATGAATATTATTTACTCACACATGCCAGTTGCATTAAACAATAACTCAGATGACTTTGAGACTGTATCGGGACTACCTTCTTCAATGAGAGACGTAGTTATCTATGGTGCTGCATGGCGTCTGTCATCATATCTTGACCCAGCACGTAACTCAATTACTAGTCCTTCATCAGATGAAATTGACACCAAGCGTCCATACGGCACAGGCACAACAGTTACAAAGAACTTGCAAGCGTTGTACTTACAACGCCTTGAAGAAGAATCCCTGAAGCAAAAACTTCAGTTCCCTACCCGCGTCCACTATTCACGATAGGCGAATAAATGACAGTACGTAAGTATACCTCCCGTTCACAGCAAACAACACTGTCATCAGCAGTTACCTCTGGTGCTACTGTTCTTTCAGTAACTAACGCCTCTACGTTACTTGCTGGTACAACTATCTCTGCTGGTCAAACTTTTGTAGTTGTTATTGACCCAGATACAGCCCTTGAAGAAATTGTAGAAATTACCTCTGCGTCTTCTAACAACCTGACAGTAACTCGCGCTGTTGATATGTCTGGTGCATCAGCACAAGACCACTCATCAGGTGCTGTAGTACGCCACATGATTATTGGACGTGACCTTCGTGAATCAAACCTACACATTGAAGCAACTGGTGCTTACAATGATGGTACTAGTACTCATGCTATGCACGGACTTGGTGCAGCAGATGGTGTTGTAGTTGGTACTACTGCTACTCAAACTCTTACTAACAAAACTCTTACTGCTCCAGTTCTTACTGGTGCTGGTGTAGATGCAAGCATTGTATTTGAAGGCTCTACTGCCGATGCATTTGAGACTACACTTACAGTAGTTGACCCAACTCAAGACAATACAATTACTTTGCCTAACACAACAGGTACGGTTGTAATTGTTGATGCTGCTCAAACTTTAACTAATAAGACTTTAACTAGCCCAACAATTTCAGGTAGTCCAGTTATTACTGGCTTATCATCTGCTGGCATGGTATCTACTTCTGCTACACCTAAAGACTATGTAGATTCTATTCTTGGTTCTGCTACTTCTGCTGCTACCTCTGCTGCATCAGCGGCGGCTAGTGCCACCGCTGCTGCTACATCTGCTTCTTCCGCAGCCACATCTGCAAGTTTAGCGGCAACATCAGCATCTAGTGCCTCGACATTCCAGACAGCAGCAGCAACTTCTGCTGCAAGTGCCGCTACAAGCGCCACAGCAGCCGCTACAAGCGCAACCAGCGCTGCTGCCAGTGCAACTGCTGCCGCTACCTCTGCCTCCTCTGCAGCAGCGGCTACCTCCGCTGTGGCTACATCAGCAGCCTCTGCTTTAGCCAGCCAAACTGCTGCTGCTACTTCGGCTACATCCGCTGCAGCGTCTGTTACGGCAGCGGCTACCTCAGCAACTTCTGCTGCAAATTCTGCAACGGCTGCAGCAACGTCTGCTACTAGTGCAGCCGCTTCTGTTACTGCTGCTACTACATCTGCTGCTAGCGCAGCAACATCAGCAACTGCTGCAGCAACATCTGCAGCCAGTGCGGCAACAAGTGCATCTTCTGCTGCAGCCGCAGTAGCCGCATCATTTGATGCTAAGGGTGACTTGCTAGCAGGAACTGGCGCAGGAGCATTTGACCAACTAACAGTTGCAGCAACCAACGGCTATGCTCTTACTGTAAACTCAGCAACAGCAACAGGTCTTGCTTGGGCAGCAATTGATGCTCTACCTAGCCAGACTGGTAACTCAGGAAAATATTTAACTACTAACGGCTCAGCAGCA